CATCCTCAAGCCGCGCGTGTCGCAGCTTGCGGCCAGCATCGACGCCGACGTCGCCAACTCGTTCCAGAGCATCTTCCAGTCGGTCGGCACCCCCGGCACGACGCCTGCTACCAGCCTTGTGTTGCTGCAGGGCCAGCAGAAGCTGAACGAGTCGGCCGCGCTGATGTCGCCGCGCTACGCGACGGTGAACCCCGCTGCGAACGCCGGCCTGGTGGAAGGCATGAAGGGCCTGTTCAACCCGACCTCGACCATCTCCCGCCAGTTCAAGAACGGCATGATGGGCGAGGGTGTGCTGGGCTACGACGAGATCAACATGTCGCAGTCCATCAAGCAGCACACCACGGGCACGCGCACCGGCAGCCATTCGGTGACGACGACCGTCTCCAGCCAAGGGGCCACGACGATCGCCATTACCGGCACCGGCACGCAGACCATCAAGAAGGGCGACGTCTTCACCATTCAAGACTGCTTCGCAGTGAACCCGCAGACCCGCGAGTCCACTGGCTCCCTGCAGCAGTTCGTGGCGACGGCGGATGCTACCGCGGTGGGCGGCGCGTACACCGTCAGCGTGAGCCCGGCGATCTACACGTCGGGTCAGGCGCTCGCAACGGTGGACTCGTTCCCGGTGTCCGGCAAGACGGTCACGTTCCTCGGCTCTGCCTCCACGCAGTACCCGCAGAACCTGATCTACCACAAGGACGCCATCACGTTTGCTACGGCGGACCTGCTGCTGCCCAACGGCGTGGACATGGCCTCGCGCAAGGTTCACAACGGGATCAGCATGCGGATCGTGCGCCAGTACGACATCAACAACGACCGCATGCCGTGTCGTATCGATGTGCTGTACGGCTACAGCGTGATCCGTCCGCAGATGGCCGTCCGTCTCTGGGGGTGATTGACCATGTCCTACACCAAGCCCATTGGTGTTGCGTACACGGACCAGGATCTTGACGACTGCGCACTGGGGGCACTCCCCAGTGCCGGTGGCAAGATCGCGTTCTACGGCGCGACGCCCATCACTCAGCGTGCGGCAGCGGTGCAGGCGGCTTCTGTCGTCAGCGCCTCGTCGTACATCACTGTCGGCAGCAACCTTGCGGCGTGGGCCGCTGAGGTGAATGCCACTCTCACGGGCCTTGGCCTGTGGAAGGGTGCCGCATAAGCGGCGGAAAGGAACATCATGTCTGCTCAAACTTTTGAAGCTCCGAAGATCGGTGACGGCGAACAGGTCGGCGACGGCAACACCGCCGAAACTCTGAACGTCGGTCGCTCGGGTCAGCCCGTTGCCCTGCAACCGTCGGCCACCGGCACGCTGGGCTTCTACGGCGCCACGCCGGCTGCTCAGCGCGCCGCGGCCATCCAAGCTGCGTCCGTTGTGTCGGCATCGTCCTACATCAGTGTGGCGTCCAATCTGGCCGCTTGGGCTGCTGAAGTCAGCGCGACGCTGACCGGTGTTGGTCTGTGGAAAGGCGCGGCGTAAGCCGTCACTGACACATGGCCAAGGTTGTCTTCTGCGTTCCGACCATCAAACGCCCGTACCAGCAGTGCCTAGACAGTCTGGAGGCGTCCATCCCCCTCATCAAATCCGCGGGTTGGGACGAGGGTATGGTCAACGAGGTAGGCAACCCGTACATCAGCGCGGCACGGGCAACCATGCTGCGCAAAGCGCTGGACGCCAAGGCGGACGTGATCGTCTTTATCGACCACGACCTGTCTTGGCGGCCAGCCGATCTGCTTACGCTCATTGAAACCCCGGGTGACGTCGTTGGCGGCACCTATCGGTTTAAGGCTGACGAGGTGTCCTACATGGGCACCATTCACAGCACGCCTGCCGGCACGCCCGTTGTACGGGCCGATGGCGCGATCAAAGCGCGACTCCTGCCCGCAGGGTTCCTCAAGGTCACAACGGCCGCTGTGGACCGTTTTATGACCGCCTACCCGGATCTGTGCTACGGCGAGAAATACCGCATGAGCGTGGATCTGTTCAACCACGGCGCGCACAAGGGCGTGTGGTGGGGCGAAGATTACGCTTTCTGCCGGCGCTGGGAAGAATGCGGCGGCGATGCCTGGCTTGTGCCGGATTTGCAGCTTGACCACCACAGCGCGGACAAATCGTACCCGGGCAACTTTCACACGTATTTGCGCCAGCAACCTGGAGGCGACCTGTGCCCCTGATCTACCTTGAGCATCCCCGCCACGGCCAGAAAATCGCCACGATGGAGGCCGAGGCAGAATACGACGAACAAAACGGTTGGCAGCGGTATACTCCGGGTGAGCCCGACGAGCCCGGGGATGACGCCGTTGTCCCCATGAACCACATGCTCGGGAGGCGCCGTCGCAAGGAGCCCGAGCATGTCCACGACAGCCGGTGACCAAATCTATGCCGCGCTGCGGCTGATCGGCCAACTGGCCGAGGGCGAAACCCCATCGGCCGAAACAGCGCAGGACGCGCTGACGGCACTGAACCAGATGCTGGATTCGTGGAGCATCGAGCGCCTGTCGGTGTTTTCCACGCAGGACCAGGTGTTCAACTGGCCGGCAAACGTCTACGAACGCACGCTCGGCCCCAGCGGGGACTTTGTCGGCAATCGCCCGGTGCAACTGGACGATTCCTGCTACTTCCGCGACCCGACGACGGGCATCAGCTACGGCCTGATGTTCATCAACCAGCAGCAGTACAACGGCATTGCGCTGAAGACCGTCACGTCCACCTACCCGCAGAGCATGTGGGTGAACATGAAGATGCCGGATATCACCATGACGGTGTACCCGGTGCCCACGCGGGAACTGGAGTTCCACCTCGTCTCGGTGCAGGAGCTCTCGCAGCCCGCCACGCTGAACACAGTGCTGGTGTTCCCGCCTGGCTATCTGCGGTGCTTCAAGTACAACCTGGCCATTGAGATTGCCAACGAGTTTGGCGTTGAGCCGCCGCCGACGGTGCAGCGCATTGCGATGGCGTCCAAGCGCGATCTGAAGCGGATCAACTTCGCTGACGACATTATGAGCCTGCCGTACAACCTGATCAACCGCCGTCAGCAGCGGTTCAACATCTACGCCGGCACGCCGTGAAGACGCCTATCCTCGGTGGGTCCTACGTCGCCCGCAGCCTCAACGCTGCGGCGAACCGCATGGTCAACCTGTATCCAGAGGTTGTGCCGGAAGGGGGCAAGGAAGCGGCGTTTCTGCAGCGGTGCCCGGGGCTTCGTCTGGCGGCGACCGTAGGAGAAGGCCCCATCCGTGGGATGTGGAAATTCGGGGACTTCCTGTACGTTGCCTCTGGCGGCAAGCTGTACCGCGTGGACGGCAACTTTGCCGTCACTGAGCTTGGCCTGATTAACGGCAGCGGGCCGGTAAGCATGGCCGACAACGGCATTCAGTTGTTCGTTGCCTGCAACCCGAGCGCGTTCATTTACAACGCCAACACGGGTGTGTTTGCGCAGGTCACGGACCCTGACTTCCCAGGCGCCGTCACTGTCGGCTATCTGGACAGCTACTTCGTCTTCAACGAGCCCAACAGCCAGCGTGTGTGGGTGACCTCGCTGCTTGACGGCACTGCCATTGACCCACTGGACTTTGCCAGCGCTGAGGGCAACCCCGACAACATTGTGTCGCTTATGGTCGACCACCGCGAGGTGTGGCTGTTCGGCAACAACACCGTTGAGGTTTGGTACAACGCCGGCTTGGCAGACTTCCCGTTGGCGCGCATTGAAGGCGCGTTCATGGAAACCGGCTGCCTTGCGCCGTACAGCGTGGCCAAGCTGGACAACGCCGTGTTCTGGCTGGGCTCCGACGCCCGCGGCAACGGCATCGTGTACCGCAACCAAGGTTACAACGCTCAACGCGTCAGCACGCACGCCATTGAGTGGCAGATTCAGCAGTACGGCGTGCTGAACGACGCCATCGGTTATTCGTACCAGCAGGACGGGCATTCGTTCTACGTGTTGACGTTCCCGACCGCTCAGGCTACGTGGGTGTTTGACGTTGCCACTGGCGCGTGGCATGAGCGGGCGTACTGGAACGGCGTGCAGTACCGCCGCCACCGTAGCAACTGTCAAGCAAACTTTGCTGGGCAGGTGTTGGTGGGGGATTGGGAAAATGGCAACGTTTATGCGTTTGACCCCGAGATTTACAGCGACAACGAAGAAACGCAACGTTGGTTGCGGTCATGGCGCGCGTTGCCTACGGGACAGAACAATTTGAAGCGCACGGCGCAACATGCGCTGCAGTTGGATTGTGAGGCTGGATCTGTAGGCAGCCCTGCGCCGAGGGAGCTTGTTTCTAACCCCGGTAGCCCGTTTTTAAACACAAACGGATGGACGGGAAGCGCAAATGCCGTGTTTTCCGTAATAAACAACAACATTGACCTTTATACCACGGGCGGCATAGCGTATATATACACGCCTTTTACATCAAAAGCCGGGCAAATAGTGACGTTGACTTTTAGATTTTTTAGAAGCGGGTCAACAGGGTCGCGCATTAAAGTAGGCACTAGCCCAGACGCAAGCGATGTATACACCTTTGCAACAGCCAGCTTTGATAGCGGCATCAAAACAACTTCATTCACGTCGCCAGGCGGCATTTTGTACATAACTTTTTCATTGCTGTCAGGAGCCTCGTCGCCCACAATAAGTTCTGAATTGGCCATTGCTTCAGCAAAACTGATGCAGCCACCTAACATCGACCCGCAAGTCATGCTCCGCTGGTCCGACGACGGCGGCCACACTTGGAGCAATGAGCACTGGGCTAGCATGGGCAAACTCGGCGAGTACGGCAAACGCGTGATCTGGCGCCGGCTGGGCATGACTACCAAGCTGCGGGATCGGGTGTACGAGATCAGCGGCAGTGATCCGGTGAAGATCGCCATCATGGGTGCGGAGCTTTCCGTTACCCCGACGAGCGCCTGACGTGCAGCTTGCGCCGCGTGTACCGGCTCAGCGCGACCCGCTGGTGGATCAGGGGGCGCTGACCACTCGCGCGTGGTTTCGGTTCTTTCAGCTGCTGCAAAACGCAACGGAAAACGCCGCGCTGACGCAGTACACCATCGTCCAGAACACGACGGGCTCAACGATTCCAAGAGGTGCCGTTGTTGGCTTCGTGGGCGTCGGTTCAAACAACGTGCTGTCCGTTGCTCCGTACTTGGCTGACGGCTCATCGCCGTCGCTGTACATCCTTGGCGTGATGGCCGAAGAACTGCCTGACAGCGGCGCCACGGGCCTGTGTTGCGTGTGGGGCAACGTCAGCGGCATCAACACCAGCATGTTTTCCGTGGGCGACGTGCTGTACGCAAGCCCCACAGTAGCTGGCGGGCTGACGGCGACCAAGCCCACGGCCCCTGACAACGTGATTCCCGTAGCCGCGGTGCTGGTGGCCAACGCCACTGGCGGCGACATCTTCGTGCGGCCCACCATTGAGCAGCAGAAGTACTACGGCGAGTTCACGCGCACGACCGACCTGACGGCAGCGGTGATCAACACGGCATACGCCATCCCGTTGGACACCACGGAGATTGCCGAGGGCGTGACGCTGGAGGGCTCGCCGCTGACGCGCCTCAAGGTGCCTCAGTCGGGCCTGTACCAGTTCACGGTGCGGTATCAGTTCACCTCGACCAACTCGTCGTTTAAGAACGCCAGGGTGTGGTTCCGCCGGAACGGGACGACCGACTACGCCAACAGCACAGCCATTTCATCGCTGGACAGCAACGGTGGGTTTGCGACAATCACCGTGTCGGAGTTTTTCTCCTTGCAGGCCAACGAGTACCTTGAGCTCATGTGGGCCGTTTCAAACACCGCTGTATCGCTCACCGCCGCTGCGGCCACGGCTTATGCGCCCGCCTCGGCCGCCGTGATCGTCACCGTCACTCAGATTCAACAGTGAGGCCCTGATGGCAGTCGTCCTCTCCCAATACGCAGGCGCAGGCGCCCAGTTCTTCGACAACAACGGCAACCCGCTAAACGGCGGGCTGATCTACACCTACGCTGCCGGCACAACGACGCCCGCGGCGACGTACACGTCGTCTACTGGCGGCACGGCCAACGCCAACCCTATCGTGCTTGACAGCGCCGGCAGAACGCCCGCGCAAATCTGGCTGACGGCGGGTTCGTCGTACAAGTTTGTGCTGCAGACGTCGCTGGGCACGCTGATCAAGACCGACGACAACATCTACGCGCCGTTCGACTTGACCAAGGAAGTCGGCGTTGCCGTCGGATTGGGTGCCGGCAGTATTGCCACCAACATTGCCGTGGGCGACACGGCTCTGGACAGCAACACTACGGGGTCGAACAACGTTGCCGTTGGATACAACGCGCTGACGTCAAACACTGACGGCTTTCAAAACGTTGCCGTCGGCTCGCAAGCGCTGGATGCCAACACCAGCGGGGATTACAACGTGGCCGTGGGCTACGATGCGCTGTCGGCGGCTACGACGGCGAACTACAACACGGGTGCTGGGTATCGAGCGCTGAACGCTGCAACAACGGGGGCGGGCAACACTGCGCTCGGCGCCGACGCGTTGCTGCTCAACCAGACTGGCGCCAACAACGTGGCCGTGGGTTATCAGGCAGCAGACGCGTATACCGGCAGCGATGCGGTGGCGGTAGGTGTTGGAGCGTTGGGCGCGGCCACCACGGGCACGCGGAACACGGCTGTGGGCAAAGACGCGTTGCTGCTGGTGGTGACCGGCGCAGATAACACCGCCGTGGGAGCGCGCGCGCTGGACGCGGCGACGTCAAGCAACAACACCGCCGTGGGCGAAGACGCACTCGGCGCCCTGACCTCCGGCGCCAACAACACCGCCGTCGGCATGCAGGCCGGCGACTCGCTCACGACCGGCAGCAACAACACGGTGATCGGCTACGACGCCGACGTGTCGGCAGTCGATGTCAGCAACGAAGTCACCATCGGCAACAGCAGCGTAACGTCGTTCCGCGTGCCAGGTCTGACGCTGACGTTCAGCGTAAAGTACTTTAACCACGGCACGCTGACCGTGGGTACACTGCCAACAGCGGCTACTGCTGGGGTTGGCGCGCGGGCTTTTGTCACCGATGCCAGCGCGACGACGTTTGCGTCCGTTGTGGCTGGCGGTGGGCCAAACAAAGTCCCCGTGTATAGCGACGGCACCGACTGGCGGATTGGGTGAGGTGAATCATGGCAAAAGTGTCGTCTGAATACTGGTCGTATGACGATCCGCGTTGGACTCCAGAAGACAACGTAGGCAAGTATTCTGGTCCGTGGGAGCAGGTGTTGCGGGCGATGGGCTTCCAAGGGGGCCCGATTGACCCGATCACCGCTTCGATGACCAATGACAGAAGCGGTGTTTTCAAGGCCAAGCTGATTGGGCAAATCCCCGACGAAAACGGAGGATTCACCCCTCAGTACCAACTGGACTACTCGCCAGAAGCAACCTCGGCGATTGACAAGCTGCGTGCGTCGGGATACGACCTGCGCTGGAAGCACCCGGACAAGCGCACCTTCAATACCTACTGGGGTTTTGTAACGCCAGATGGCGTGCAGGACATCAAGATTGAAGGCTCCGACATCGGCGACATGGTCATGCCGCTGATCAAGACTTGGGGCGCCGGCCTTGGGTTGGCCGGTCTTGGCGCGGGTATCAATTCGTTTCTGGGCGGCGCTGGGGCTGGCGCGGGCGCAGGTGCCGGCAGTGCACTGGGCATTGCAGAAGCCATGGCGCCTGGCGTCATAGCGCCGGCAACCGCTGCGGAAATGGCGGGTGTCAATGCGCTTCTGGGGGGAACCGGCGGCGCACTGACCGCGGCGGACTTGGTGAACTTGCCGTCAGATGTGCTGGGGCAGATCAGCCCGCCGCCGCAGACTCAGGTCTACGACCTTGCGCCGCTCAGTGACCAGACCGTCACCAACGTCATGGCGCCCAATGTTCAAGCGCCGGCAACTGCACCCACGACACCGTCTGTCAACGCGTTGACCGGGGGCGCGTACCAGAATTTGACGCCGACTGAACTGTTGCAGTTGGACTACTTGACGACGCCCACTTCGGCTATGACTCCGCTGCCGACAGCGACATCGGCGGTGACGCCGCTGGCAAACTTGCCCCCGGGATCAGCGGTCACACCGCCGACGTTCCAATTCAACACGCTGGCCGACCCCACTGCGGCGATTACGTCAATGCCCCCTTCCGTGGGCACGATTGCTGATCTGGCAGGCATTCCGGCAGATGCCGGTTTTGCTGCCGGCATGGGCGTGCCCGAAGGCATGGCGGCGCTCAACGCTGGGGCGACTGGTGCTGGCACTGCAGTGGCGGGCCTTGGCGGCGGAGGTGGCGGCGCTGCTGTTCCGACCGCCGCAACCGGCGCCGCAACCGGCGCTGCAACCGGCGGCGCAGGCATCATGGAGGGCATGGTCCCGGGCGGCCTTACCGGCTCGGGGATTCCGGCAACGCTTGGCGAGGCTTCGGCGGCAGGCGCAGTTGCTGCTGGCGCCGGGGCAACTGGCGGCAGCCTCCTCGACAAAGCCGTCAAGCTCGTCACCAGCCCCGTCGGCCAGGCTGTCGTGGGAGGCGTCGGCAGCGTCGTCGGGGGCGTGCTGGAAGCCAACGCGGCAGAGAAAGCCGCGCAAACGCAAGCCGATGCTGCGGCAAACGCGCTGAAGCTGCAGCGCGACATGTTTGATTACCAGAAAAGCCTGCTGGAACCGTACCGCGCTGCCGGCACAAAGGCGCTGGAGCGTCTGTCCGGTGCAATGGGCCTCGGCGGCCAAGGCTCGCAGCAACAGATGCTGGAGATGGACCCGGGCTACGGGTTCCGTCTAGGCGAGGGGCTGAAAGCGCTGGAGCGCATGCAGTCTTCGCGGGGGAACTTCCTGTCGGGCGGTGCGCTGAAGGCCGGCCAGCGGTTTGCGCAGGATACGGCGTCGCAGGAGTACGGCAACGCCTACAACCGGCTGGCAAACATTGCGGGGCTGGGACAGACTGCCGGCACCCAAATGGGCAACGCGGCGTCCGGTTTCGGCACCTCTGCCGGCAACATCATGGGCCAAGAGGCCAACGCGCTGGCGGCGGGGCGGATGGGCCGCGCCTCGGCTTACACTGGAGCTCTCGGCGGGGCGCTGAACTCGTTTCAGAACTATCTGAACCGGCAGCAAGAAGAGCGCCTCGTCCGAGACATCTTTGGGCGCACCACCGTTGGGGGCTGAAATCATGCAACTTGACACCCGATTGCCCTTGATGGCCGGCCAACGGCAGCCGGTGCAGTTTGCACCTGAGTCGCGGCTGCAGACGCTATCGCGGATTGCGCCTGGGATCAATGCGCTGCGGGGGGTGCAACAGCAGCAACAGACGCAGCAGCAAGAGATGCAGCGCATGATGCAGCGCAGTGCAGCGTTGGATGAGATGCGCCGAGCTATTCAAGACGAGGATCTTGGCAAGTACGCTCAAGCGCTAATCAATTCTGGCGATCAAGACCTGATGCAAAAGGGCGCGCAACTGCAGATGGCTGATTTGCAGGACAAGCAATTCCGCCGGCAGTATGGTGGGCTTACCTCCAATCTCACGCCGGAAGGAATGGCCGAGCTAGCTGGTGCGGGGCAAAAGGGCCTTGGACTGGCCAAGGAACTTGGCAACTACGTGGTGAGGCCCCAGCCGTTTGCGGTTGGCAAGAATGTGTATGTGCCTGGGCAGGGGTTTGAACCGCCCCCAGCGGCTCCAGACGTCGCGCCGCAACCGCAAGTCCTGCGGCGCGGCGATATTCTTGTAGATCCGACCACTGGTGAGCGAGTTGCCTCCAACGCGGCTCAGAATGCTCTGATGGCTGGTGCGGCGCCCGGGGCGGCGCCGAGTGCTGCGCCGGCTACGCAAGCAGATGGGCGTTCGCGCTATTTGCAGGCAAGAGGGTTTGAGGTTGGCCCAGATGGCGCGGTAAGGCCCATCCCCGGCGGCCCCACAGATCCCGAAACGATTCGCCGTCAAACAGAAGCTCGCCGAGCTTCCGGCGCCGGCATCGGCGTGCCAGCTGCCGGCAAGCCCATGTCAGAAAGCGAGCTTGCCCGCCGCCGCGACGCGGTGGCCAAAGAATACCGTAACGCCGGGACTGCGCTGCAAAATCTGCAAGAGACACTGAACAGCGCGCAACAAGTGCGTACGGCACCGGGTCTAGAACGAGCCACGGGCTATTCTGGCAAATACCTGCCGTCGTTTCCTGGCGGCCCTGCAGCACAAGCTGAGACGCGGTTGGAAAACTTGCGCGGCAAAATTACCGCTATGGGCAAAGCTACGGCGGCAATGTCTGGAGCTATTGGCTCTATTGCCAACCAGGAATGGAAAATCTTGGCGGATCAAATTGCCGTAATTGATCCGGTCAAGGGTGTCGCACCAATGCTGGAGCAAATTGAGTCACTTGAGAAACAGGCTCTAGCCGCCATGGGTCGCATTAAGGACGCTTACGAAAAGCAATATGGCGAGGATTTTGAAAGATTCCCGCAATTCCGCGAGCTGCCGATGCCGGCACAGGGCGCTGGGTTGAATGCCCCAATAACACCGCCGCCAGCAAGGCCGGCAGCACCGGGGCGAGTGCCGGCACAGGGTGGTTTGACCCCGGCAGAGCAGGCTGAGCTGGATGCCTTGCGTCGTCGTTTTGGGAGACAACAATGAGCCCGCGCGAAGAACTGCAGGCCCTTCGCCGCTTGGCCGAACTGGAAGCGCGGGCTGGTTCTGCTCAGCAAACAACACCATCAACGCCACCGAACCAAATTCCTGGCGCCGGCCCCTACGTTGCGCCACCGGCCGCACCTGCTGGCCCAACCACGCGGCAGCGTGTGGCGCAGATGATCGGGCCTACCATTGAAGGCCTTGGCACTGCCGGCGGCGCGGCTTTGGGAACACCGGCAGGCCCTTTTGCCATGCTTGGCGGCGCTGGTGCGGGCTACAGCGCGGCACGCGGTATCAACCGCTTGATTGCCGGCGACG